AAGCTGCGGTGTATCATAACCGCAACGATGAGCATGCGTATCAGAAAACCGTGTGGAGGGGTATGAACCCTACCATTTATGAAAATGGTTCCCCTACCACTTATCGTGCTGCTCTGGGCGACTTTAATCCAGTGAGCCCTTGGACTAGTAACGACACTTTAGGTCTTATACTAAAGCTACGTGAAAAGATCCTTGGTTCCCAACTGGACGCCGGTTTAGCCCTTGCAGAAATCGATAAGGCTTTCAAACAGATCGGAGGTAACTTCAATGTTCTAACAAAGTCACTCCAAATGTTTCCTCGCCACCCCGGTAAAGCGCTCCGCTACCTCCTGACTTCGGGGGAAAGCGGTGTACCAACAGCCTCAAATAACTACTTGAGCAAGGTTGGGCGCACCGGGGGGTTTAACGACGTAGCCAATTGGCAGCTGGCATGGGAATTCGGTTATCGTCCATTAATTTCGGACACCGATGACCTCATGCAGTTTGTCGCTTGGCGTACTGCTAATAAGCCTCCTGTAAAAGTTCGTGCCAAAAAGAGAATAGTTGGCCCGGATGTAGTTAGTGATGCAGGTGTACCTGCTGATCCGAACCAGTCTTTCAATTATGCGACCGGCAGACTCATCTGTTATTTGGATGACGTCAACCTTCCCCTTTTGACTGGGGTCGCGGATATACCCGCCATTTTATATGAGCGGACTCCGTGGTCGTTTATGGTAGACTGGGTTGTACCAATTGGATCGTATTTGCAGGCACTGAACTACAAACGTTCAGTAGACGGTTTTTACGTCCTGTCGATAAAACATGACAGCGCCTACGTCCCGGGGGTCGACCATTTCGTCATGCCTAACGGCGTAACGTATTCTGGTTTGGACCTTTATTTCTCACGCCGTGTCCGGTTCACCCGTTCTTTGGGTCTCGACTTAAACATTCCTTACCCAGGATTGAAACCCTGGGCGAAGACTGCTTCTGCCCAACACTGCATTGATGCGTGTTCCCTGTTCACACAGAAGGTTTCGACCTTCCTGTATGGCGAGGATGCCCGCAATGCATGGGCTGCCCGTAAAGAGCAGATCGAGTCCGTCACCCGCACTCCGCGGGGATGGAAATCCGGCATTAAATCACTTTATTCATGAGGTAGAAATTATGTCGCAAATTACCGACATCACCGTCTTTGACGGAGCCGCAACACCCGTTTCGCACACGTTGAAAGCCATTTCGGTCGCGAAGACCGGAAAGAAGATCGTAGCGTATTGGCGGGAAAGCAATGCATCGCTTCCCGTGTACGCCCAGATCGAATGTTCTGTTTCTGTAGAACAGCTTGCATCGGGTACGTTTCAGGTTGAGGCTGTAGTCACTGTCCCCACGATGGAAAGCGTTGCGGGTCAGAACTCCAGCGGATACACCGCCGCACCTAAGGTGGCGTTCCGCGACAAACATATTTACCGCTCCTTCTGCCATCCCCGTAGTACTATCACGGGTCGGCGTTTGGCTCGGCAATTGCTTGTCAATCTTCTCGGAAATGTCTCCACGTCGGTGACGCCTATTGCAACCGGTTTCTTGCCGGAAGCAATTGATCAACTGATCAGCGCTACCTAACTGGAGGTATCTTTCATGTCTAAGACCAACCGAGCGTTCGCTCGTAAGTCGTTGAGGGCAAAAAGATGTAGGGTTTTGAATACCTACTCCGATTCATGGACTTCTGATGAAACAACTAGTTTCGCTTTCTCGTTGGCTACGGTTCTTTGCTCAATGGTGCACGATTCACGTGAAAACGAAGTCCTTACGGGCTTCATACGTAATCGTGATATCATTGGGTTATGTAACCATAAGCCTGACCCCTCCAGACTCTGCAGCGATGATTATCGCCACTCTTGTCAGGTTATTGCGCTGTTTTCTAAGCGCGACGACCTAGATCTGGGTGAGCATCGTCGTCTGGCTGCCCTCCTTAAGTTTTACGAGGCGGAGCAGCTCTGTGGCGAGTCGAATGACCTTTTTAGACTGTGGAGACGCGGAATGGTATCCCTACCACCGCGCGTCTGCGGCGTTCTTCACGCCGCTGCCGGAAAAATCTCCTCTCTTTTAGGGGAAGTTCCCTCGCTGGCCGACCTTAAGTTCAGGTTTGGGCCGGGGGCAACGACCAGTATAAAACGAAAAAACTCCAACGCCCGGTATAAATTGGGTGCTGGATTCCAATGTAGTAGCGAGCTCTTGCCACTCTGCGGCGAATTACTTGCAGAGTTCCCCTCGTGGGCCGGTCTATCAGATGACCGCGCATCCGCCATAGTGGAAGTTGAAATCCACAACGGCCGATGGAACGGAGTTCCAAAAAACTGGAAGACGGATAGAGGTGTCGTTGTTGAACCTGCCTTAAACACCTTGTTTCAAAATGGTGTTGGTAGGTTCCTTAAACAACGTCTCCGTCTTGTAGGGGTCGATATTCGTGATCAAACGCGTAATCAGCGTCTAGCGCGGTACGGCTCCCTTACGGGTGCTTTAGCAACACTCGACTTGAGTAGCGCATCTGATACTATCTCGAAAGAGCTAGTTGCGGAGCTTCTCCCCTTAGACTGGTACATCTTCCTATCCTACGGAAGAACTTCAGTCATCGACACTCCATTTGGCGCAATGCGTCAAGAGAAGTTTTCGTCGATGGGGAATGGCTTTACTTTTCCACTTGAGACCCTGATATTCTGGGCCTTAAGTTCTGCTGCCACCGAGGCAGTAGGCTCGCACGGGGATGTTTCAGTCTACGGGGACGATATAATTGTTCCCGTTGAGGCTGTACGCCTTTTAACGCAGACTTTGGAAGTTTGCGGCTTTTTGGTTAATCCCAAAAAGTCGTTCTACCATGGCTCGTTCCGTGAGAGTTGCGGGAAGGACTACTTAACCGGTAAACTGGTTAGACCCGC